TGTTTTACCTTGAATCTGTGTTCTGTTACCTACACGAACTGTAGGAGTATCAGAAGCACCTGCTGCATCAAAGCCTTCTTTTAAACCTGTTGCAACTGCAGCAGCGAGATCATCGGTCTGCCATTCGTGGTAAGTTGCTGTTGCCTTAGTTTTTCCAATAGATGAAACTACTGGTGTTTCTGTTGGAGCAATATTATAGATTGTGTTGCTTAAATCTTCACGTTGCCCAATAGCTGTATACGTTCTAAATTCTGCCATTGTTATTTTTCCTTAAATAAAGTTTTCAAAAATAGCTGCTGCGTCTCTAGCTGAGCCAGATTGCTGCAACTTTTGCATTTGTTTTTTTGTTCTGTCAGCTACATTTTGTTTCACTTTAGCTCCACCTTTAAGAGTCCTAGGGGCTTTAGCTACTTTCTTTTTTGCTCTTGCTTTATTAGACATTAGTTTGTCGTATTGAGCAGCTTTATGTAGTACTATGACATGGCGTGAATCATAGACTTGAGATAACTCATCATCTGTGAAACCTACCTTTTTGCCGTAAGTACGAATATCATTTCTGATTTGTTCGCCTTTGGCTTTGTCTGAAAACTCTGGCAAGGATTGTGTCAGTTTATTTGCTTCTTGTTCTACATACTTTTGCATTTCTACCGACCTATCAGATTCTTGCTCTTGAGCAATTCTTCGTTGTTCGGTTTGCACTTTTTGTAGTTGATCTTTCTTCTCGGTCATTTCTGCGACCTTAACTGCATATCCTATTGGGTCGTTCTCTTTCATTACAGATAAATCTTCTTTACTTTCTGTTCCAACATTTAGGAATTCTTGTAAAGACTGTAATCTTTGTGAATACTCATCTCTAACTTGTCTAGCTTCAATGATAGCTTTAGCTTCTTGGTCTATTACCTTACGCTGTTCAGCTACTTCTTGAGTCTTTTTTGTATAATCAGAGCCAAGCTGGTAAGATGTAACAAGCTCATCAAGGGTAACTTCTTTTTCTTCGCCAGCCGCTTTGACTGTGAAAGTTTGTTCTTCCTCAACTACTTCTTCATCCTCAATCTCGGATTCATTTTCAGCTTCTTCTTCAGCTTCTTCAACCTCTTCAGTTTCTTCAGCTTCAAATTCAACCTCTTCTTCTTCTATTTCTGCTTCTTGTGTATCTTCTTCCTGGTCAGTTGGTTGCTCTTTCGAGTCCTCTGGTGCGGATAACATACCTTCAAATGCAGATGTTGCTTCTGATATTGTTAGGTCTGACCCACTTTCCATTGAATCGGAAGTCATGGTTTCTTCACTCATTGTATTTCCTTAATTGCCATCTAGGTGTGGCATACCATACAGGCTAAATGCCTATAATATTGTCCATGATTTATCTTTAATCTTGTCGCTATCGACTACAGATTGAAGTCTAGTCATCATGTTATCTATTGCTTTAATCCTTTGATAAGCCCTTTCTCTTACATCAAGATCTTCTGGATTAGAGTTTTCTATTTCTGCATAACACTCTTTAGTCATGTCTTTTATTTCATCAAGAAATGATTGAGTATTTAATACAGCTTTAATTTCAAATTGTTTTTCCATTACATTCCCGCAATGTTATTTATTTTGTCTAAAGCATCTACAACAACTTTCATTTCTCCTTGTGTAACTTTTGCATCACTTTCTTCTGCTTTTTGCATAAGTTCTAATTCTTTAATAGCCATTTCTTTTTCAAACTCAACTTTTTCTTGTTCGAGTTTAAGCATAGCTTTAGCTGATTCCATTTCTAATTTCATTCGATCTAACTCTAATTTTTGCTGATCTGTTTGCATTTTCATTTGAGCTTTTTCTCTTTCTACTTCTGCTAATATTTTAGTAGCCTCTGTAGTAGGATCAGTTTGCGGTTGTTGTGCTTGTTGTTGAGCTAATTGATCTGACTGTTCTTGAGTCATATCTTTTAAGAATCCTGACTCGTCTTTAAAACCTGCCATGTTTACAAATTTAGCTAATGTATCTCTATATTGCTTAATGCTAACCAAGGGGTTGGATAGGCCGTATTGAGTTAACATTTGTTCTTGTTTATCTAATATCATTTGCATAACACTTAACTGCTCTGATTTGCTACCAGTACCTAATCCAACATTAACTGTAACATTGTATTGAGTACTCCATTCTCTAGGATCCATTGGTACAAATTTATTATTAACTCTTATAATTCTTTCTTTTTGTTGGTATTTACACACTAGATGTAATATACCTTTCATTAGAGATGTAACGCCGGTGTCAGCAAAGATACGAGCTATTAATTCTATTTTGCCACCAGATGCGCTTGACATAGCAGCAACTGCTGTAGCTGTTACATTCTGCAATATGTTAGGGTCTAATCCTTGTGAAGCCTCACTAACACCACTTCGTTTGGCTTGTACTGTATCTAAATACTCAAGCATAGGAAAAGATTGTGCTGCATTAGATTGTACTGGTAAAGGAACTAAAGCATTAGGATTCTTAACTCTAACTACACCGCCTGCTGTAGAAGTTAAAAGATCATCTAAATTAACCTGTCCTTCAACAGCTCCAACTCTATAGTTATTAGTTAAATATAAGTTGTCTAGCATCTGTCTAGTAATAGTAGACTTAATAAGCTGTAGATCAACTGCGCGATCTGCTAATGATTGGCCAAAGAACTTATGAGGTATTGGTAAAGGACATACACTGTGGAATGGAACATAGTCACATTCTTCGTGCATTAATACTTGATTGTCTGCATAACAAACTCTATGTAACTCGGCTATGCCATCCTCATCTAAATCTGTTCTTACATAACATTCATAATACTCAACCAACTCCATTGATTCGTCATTACCGTCACCGCTATTAAATGGTTGTTCTCCATTGCCAAATCTTGCAACTCTTTCTGGGGTAAAGTCTAATGTATCGCCAGTAGCTAATGTTTCTACTACCTTTGGATCATATCCCATTGCTATTAAATCACTACGTGTAACTAAACTTCTTTGTGCTACAAACGTAGCATCTTCAATAGTAGTAGCTCTTTTATCAATTAAGAATTCTTCTGGTGCTACATTTTCTATTTTAACTTTAGAAGAATCTACAGTTCGTTTACACTTAACATTATAGTAAGTGTTAATAATAGGTGGAACTTCCATCATCATTGGCTCACCTACTTCATTCATCATAGGTTGGCCAGTCATTGGATCCATTGATACTTGAGGATCTTGTTCTATTACTTCCTCAACAGAATCTTGTTCTATTATTTCAATTTCTTCATCTTGCATGAGCATAGTCAGCTCATCCTCACTTAGACCCTCATACTTTTCTTTAGTAGTGTCTTTTTTGTCGTCCCAATATGCTTTAACTACTCCAACCTTTTGGCATAAAGCATCCCAAAACCAGCTGTTAAATATTTCAAAACCATTATTATCTTTCTGAAGTATGTGATTAACGTAAGATGTTGCTTGTTCTGCAACCTCTGAGTCACCTTCATTAACTGGTTCAAATATTACTGCATTATTTGACTGCGTAAAGACTTTCATGATCTGAGGTAATGCGCCGTCAATAACCTCTGCAACTTCACCTGTGACAACTTGACTACGCCCTTCCACCTCATTTCCATACGGCTCGCGCATATAATACTCAAGTGCTTGTTGTCTTTGCAGTGATGTTTCTGTAGATATAAAACCTAATGAATCATCTATATGTGATTCTATTAAGTTAACAAAAGTCTGGTTGTCTTCTGTTGATACATCCATTTGTTTTTTATCGTATGCCATTAATATTTACTTCCTAAGTTTCGTATTATATCTTCTAAGTTTTTTGCTCTTTGATCTTTTGTTGGGTTTAAATCTCTCGAAGGATTAAAGTTAATGTTAACATCCCTTGCTTTGTCTTTACCAACAAATGCATTGCCGACTCTAGAAGGTAATGAAGATATGCCTTTACCAAGATCAAACCCTTGCTCTGGCATAACAAATGTTTCCTTTGCAACCAATCCTAACTTTTCAATGTTAGACATGCCATCATATCTTGATGTTGTTGATACTGATTTAGGCATAAGTCTTTCTACGTGATCATTGACAAAATCGTATGTTTCATCTACACTATAACTACCATCTTCGTTTAATTTGTATGGAAATCTACCTAAAGTATTCATGATTGAAGCAGATGGAGATATATCAACATCACCTCTATTTTTATTATCTAAAGCTTGATAAGTTTGGTAGTCAACGTTGCCACCACCAGAGTTAAAATTATCTATTGCCCCTTGATTAGGGAAATACTTTTGGTATGCTGTATAGCCACCTGATTCTACTGGTTCTTGTTCTGGTACTCTCCATTGATAAGCATCTAACAAGCCTTGTTTAAATCTTCTAGACTCTTCAATAGTATCTTCAACTCTACCTATGTCAGCAGCACTTAAGTTTTCTGCTGTTATTGGACTTTTGTTACCTGATATTGTCTCAATAAGAGTCCTCATTTGTAACGGAATTTTTTTGTATATATCTTCAGCCATTACTTTTAGCTTTTTTAGACAACTCTTTATAGTGTACTAATTTTTGAGATGTTTTAGTATGGGTTTTATTTGTATGCAAACTGCCATTAGGCATTGTATGCATATTGCCTTTCCATTCTTTACCATCTTTAGTGTAGTGTTTTACGCCTTTCATAATTTACTCTTCATTAAGCTTGACCAATATATCTATCTTACCACTGTCTATTACTTTGCTGTCTGTAGTAAAAGATAAATCTACTTCTTCAGCTCTTTGTATTCTTATAAAACCAAGATCAATAATAAAATAATCATACATTTTGTCCTTTATACAATTAGAATAAAATTCGAAGCCAACATGAAATCCACAAAATAAGTGATATGACCACATGGTTACATCCTAAACTTAGCAGCAGCAGATGATAATGATTTGTCATCTTCAGGTAATTCTACTTTCTTTTTACCATATCCAGGAATTTTTTTGTTTTTTGTTTTACCTTTCATTTTTTTACCAATCTCCTCATATTCGTGTGTTGTAAGCAATTGTTTTTTTCCTTATGTTATTGATTGTAAACGTGAAGTACTCCAATAAAGTAAACTAGTATTGCTACTGCGTTTAGTATTATTAGTGCTCTGTCATTCCACCTTATAGATACATAACTCCAACCAAAGCTTGCTAATAACCCCATATATATATTCAATGGGTACATATTAGCGCTTGTAAGAGCCATTGTAACAACCATAACTATAGAACTTAACCACTTTATTAGCCAAACGTGGTCTCTCTTATGTATATCAACCAATGTACTCTCCTTATACTATCCAGTTTTGATTATTATCTAATGGCTTGTCCCAGTTAGATTTATACGTGTTTGATGTCATACCAACAGCAAGGTATCTAAATGCGTCAGCACAATGGCTAGACCAATCATGTAGAGGTGCTGTCATGTATACATTTAACTTATCATTAAACTGTCTTCTATAGTTTCTTAAGCATTCTAAACCATACTTTGTTGTATCTCTATTGAACCAACAATTTGGTATCATTCGTCTGACAGATTGTATGCCATCTTCTATTGATAGCTTTGGTGCAACAACTATAGCTAAACCAGCCTCTTCTAGTACTTCTTTCCTAGACTTGCCAGTACCTAGTTCCCTTACAACTACATCATGTGGCAATATGTGCTCATAATCTTCATAGCCATTATCTTTTATCCATTGTACGTAATGATCTAAGCCTTGTCCATGGTTCTCGTAGTAGTTAACTAACCTTACTTCCATTCCTTGTAGCTGAGCAACCCATATAGATGTAGAATCACCCATACCTAGATCCCATGCTGTTACACCTCTACATAGTGTATCTTCAGCTATATTCATTACATGTCCATCTTTGTTTATGTTGCTTAGCATTTCACCGTAGAATGATCCTACGATAGGCGCATCAAAGCTAATCTCGAACTCTTGATTATATTTGTTGTCTCCCATAGACCTTTTAGCATCTAGCAACTCTTCTTTGTTAATTATTCCTGTTTCACTAGCTTTAAATTCTAACAATTTCCAACCATCTCCTTGATCAGCTCTATCTCTTAATTCTTTAAAATGATTTGCACCTTTAGGTGTGCCAATAAAGCTACACCAACCCATCCTATCTGATAGAGCAGGTCTAATAACATCTGTAAACAGACTTGGAGAAACATCTCCAATCTCGTCTACAACAACGCCATCAAGGTATATTCCACGTAGTGAGTCAGGGGAATCAGCACCATATAGTGATATTCTACGACCCATAAAATCAACTCTTAACTCTGCTATGTTGATCTTTGCGCCTAATGGTCTAGTGTATTCTAGTAAGTAGTCCCACGCAATGCGCTTAGATTGCGCGTATGTAGGAGCTATGTATGCAAACCTAGGATCTTTTTTATCGCATTTTAAAGCACTATGAATTAATTGATTTATAGCAGCTACCGTCTTGCCCATACGGCGATGGCATACTGCCACTACAAATCGATTATCTCTTACTGCCTTATGTATGTCTCTTTGAGGATCTCTTGGTATATAACCAGTATCAACTGTCTCCATCATCTATGCCAGTCACAACCTTAATTGTTATAGGGTTATCACTATCTCCTGTTACCATATTTTCTTGCATAGACTTACCATCTAACCTATCTCCAAGCTCTTTAATGGCTCCTATATCGCCTTCAGATGCTTTTTCAAACAAAGCATTAGCTACCTTATGTAGCTTAGCATGATCTTCTTGTATAGCTAACTTTCTAACTATCTTAGACCATATTCTTTTTTCTAATGTTGAGTTTTTATTTCCTATTGGAGCTGCCATATATCGCCTATATTAAAAAGAGGGGGGAGGGTCGTTTTGCACAACCATACACATAGGAGAATTATGTGACTCCCCACCAAATTAGTTACTTATTCATTACGTACATCGTAACTTCAAAGCCAAAGCGCATTTCTGTTGCTTTAGGTGTTGTCCACATAGTCATATCCTTTATATAAATTTTAAAATACAAATATCATAAGGGAAGTATTCTAAGCCTTACTTGATTGCTCCTGTATCAACCATTGAAGATATACCATAGCCTTATGATAGTCTTCTACAGCTGAATCCTTGTAGTTAGCTCGACTGAGGTATTTGATTACATTGCCACGTAAATAGCCTATTAGCTCTTGTTTGCTCAATTTTGCTTTAATATAGTCAATCGTCTCAATCGATCCAACGTTGTAATGCTTAACGTTATCTTGTATGTCCATACGTTCTCCATGTATGTGTATCTAGTTTGTTTCATTTTAACTATCTACATAGTATAATAAAAATACCCCATAAGCTATTGATATTAAATTATATTTCGCATGATCCGCCAGTACAAGCCAGCGTTTGTGCGCTAGTTGTATTGTCATCTTCTTCAATAAATTTAGTAAAATCTATATCACTTGGAGTAACTTTGCGCAACTTATTGTATTCTGCTGCTGTACAATCCTCATATGGAGCTTGTACGTAGCTATGATCACTATATGGTAAGAATGATATGCCACTTATTTCATCAAAGTACTTCCACACCCACGCACCTACATCCATCCACTCTTCATCTTTAACTGATATCGTTACAGATGGCTTGTGTTCGCACCAATGTCTTTGGTATACTAACCAGTTCTCTAGCTGCTCTAATGCTGTCATACTGTCTCTTAACAGTGCTCCTTTAGGTGCTTTCATAGGGAAACTAAACACTGCAGTTGAATCCGGTCTAAACTGTTCATCTTCTACACTAACACCTTGATCTTTAAGATAAGAATAGATTGGATCCTTTTTGTCCATTCTTATTCTTCTTATATAGTAATCATTATGTCTTGCGTGGATGCCACTAGCAGAATCGACAAGCTGACTAACTGTACCACTAGGCTTAACACAAGTAATAGAAGCGGAGCTAGGGATAGACAATAGTTTAGAATACTTTTCATTTGTTTTGCGAGCTTCATCTCTTAGCCTCTCTAACATTTTAGGATCTGGATTAGAAGTTATTTTAGCATCCATTATTCCTGTCATAGATACACCAAGCAACCTTTCTTCTTCTGTATTTTGTTTCCAATCTTGTGATAGAAACTTAAAATCTGTCAATGTTGCTTGGAAAGTTCCTAATATTGTTGCTAACTGTATCTTACTTCTTAATGTAGCCTCAGTGTCGTTTTCTCTTACAACAACTTCTGTTAAATTACAAAACTGTTTATCACGTAAAATTATTTCAGAGCAAGGATTAGTACCATAAGATAAGTCTTTAGATCTCCTACCCCACTTAGCTGCTTGATTTTGTGCAGCAATTCTATTAAAAATACCACGCTCACCTGACTTAGACTTAACTAAAGATACCCATTCATCCATAAATGTCTCTACATCAGGCTTTTCGGTATAAGCAACACTGTTATTAGCTAAACCTCTCCAAGCATAATCGTTATACCAAGCACCAATTTTAGCCTCTCTCATTCGCTTATCTGTAAGATTTGATAGAGATATTAAGGCAGATCTTCTAACTCCTCCAACAACAACAATCTCTCCTATCATACACATTACATCATGAACTTCAATAGAAGTTAATTTACGACCTTTTGCTAACGTAAAAGTTTCCGTAACAAATGTAAATAATCTTTTTAATGGCTCAGGTCCAGATGCTCTACCACCAAAAACTTTAAGCCTATTACCTGCTGGTCTAACTTGAGAATAATCTATAGTAGGTATATCACCTTCCCACAGACTAGATAATAGTTTCTTAAAAGCCTTAGCCCATCCTAACTTACTATCACCAACTACAATAACATCATCTAACTTTGTTAGCGTATCAGGTATAATTGGTAATTGTGAGATCTCTTGACGCTCGCAACTAAACCCTACGCCAGTACCATTCATTAGTATATATAGGCATTCAGAAAAAGCCCTCTTGTTGTTAACAGCTAGGTAACTACAATTATAAGCCGCTATATTATCCCTGCTACAAGCTTCCCCAGCAGACATCATAAGTCTCATGGATGGCATAATCTCTAGATTCTCTATAGCTTTCTTTAGTTTTGGAGCCACGTTATGAAGCTCTGGTGCATTTTTCTCTATAAAGGTTACCAACCTATCAACAGTTTCAAGCCATGTTTCTCTTCTTTTTAATTCTGGTATGTACCTTGCATACCTACTATTTGCTATAACCTTTTGATATAAATCCATTTATTTTCCCCTATTATGATAAGTCTATTATTTTATTCTGCCACCTACTGCCAACTTTAACCCAACCTTCTACTAATATAGTCCAATTAGCATCCCTTAAATGTGGTATAGCATCTGATTCAGTAATTTTTTTTACTCTAGCATTCATATTTCCAGTTGTTGTAACCTGTATTCCAACTGTGTTTCCTTTTGTATCTATTGCAAGTATATCTATAATGCCGAACAGATCTTGCCTTACCCTAGCAAACGCATTCCAACGCTCAACTATTTGAATTAGCGGAAACTCTCCGGTTTCTCGCAATCTTTTTAGTGTTCTCTGTGTTGGGCTTGTCTTTGCCATCTTTATCCTTTTTGTTGTTAAAAATCCTATCGTAATTATCAACAAACTTTTTATTGTCCGTTGGTCTGCGACTACTTCCCTTACTCATTGCTTTCCCCTGTAAAAGTTCTTGTATCTAACCCAACAAAACCACAACTCTGCCCTTCTTTAATAGTATCAAAATCAAATGGGTTAATATCTAAATGATTTGGTGGTAGCAATGTATATTCTTTTAGTAGGCAACTTGCTGCTTTGTGTTCCGAGCAGTTTTCTTTAAAGTATTGCATAGCAATAGTACAATTAACAAAGTTACCTACATATTCTAAATCGTTATAATTACCACTTAAAGAAACAGTTAACATAAATAGTCCTTCAGCTAACATAAATCACCTCTATAAATTATTTAACATATATTCAAGTAATTCTAATTCTGTTCCATATTTATCTTGCCATGTTCCAGGTGCATGGTGAAATCCATCGTTGCCTTGATGATGTTCCCAGCAAAGCGGAATAACTTTATCGTGGCTATTTTTTTGCCCCATACCCATACCACTTCTAATATGGTGACAGTTAGCTGGTAATGGATCTTGTACATTATAAAATTTCCTACATATTACACAGCCGCTATTGCTTACTTTATTTAACCATGCTTTTTCTGCTTTTGTTTTGCTTTTATTTTTACCCATCTTGAAAATCCTGAAAATCTATTTTTCTTTTAAAACCTAAGCTCTTAGCGAATGATTCTATATCACTCATATACTTACTAAACTCTTTAACAGTAAGGGTTGTTGTTGAAGGTATTACTGTTATTTCTTGGTCTAATATATTATTCTTATAAGAAAGGTATTTATAAGCCATAAGAGAGTGTACCTCTGATGTATTATATCCTAAATGATCGCTTATATTTCCTAATAAATCCCAATACCTTTTATTCTGGCTAACACTTCTTTTGTAATCCCATAACTCTATTGTAACTCTATAATCTTTTAATTTATCTAAATTACCAAGTTGCTTGATCACGTCTACGCTGTTTCCATTCTTTATTTTCAGGGTCTTTTTCATCGTAGTTCTCCGTTTTAAAAACCTGTCCTTTATTAGAAGTTGCCTTGTATTCAACTCCGTCACCAAACAATTCAACTACACCTTTTACAAAATCATTTATTTTCATGGTTTCTCCATATATCTAAAAGTACTACTATCAAACCAAAAGCCCCATTGAGTTTCAATACCGTTACCATGTCGTTGTTTATTTAAGTACACTGTGCAATCTGGTAGCGATGCCCACTCAGATGGATCTTCTCCAAACATAAGTGCTTTTTCTTTTCTTTTATTTCTATGAACTGATATTGAATTATCAGCCATGTTGGTAATATTTGCAGATCCAGCAACATCAAATTTAGCTGGAGTAGTATCTTCATCAACTGTTTTACGACTATGTGCAACTAAGAATATATGTATCTTTAAATCTCTGGCAGCCACTGCAAGTTTATTAGCAAAGTTTTTCTGACCATTTAAATCATCTTCATTTATACCACACTTCATTAATGAATCAACTACAAATATTTCTACATTTAGTTTTTCCGCTGCATAGTATATAACATCTAATACTTTAGCTGCTGATGTCTCGCCTTCTGCATCATATAAATATAATCTGTGTTCTATCTGACCTACAAAACTTTCTATATAAGCGGCTGTAGGATCACTGCTTCCTGTTTGCATACACATTCTACCAAGTGTTGCTTTAGGTAGCATTTCAAATGATGCTATTAATACTTTAGTTTGTTTAAGCAAATACAACATACAAAATGACAGCCATGCGGTCTTACCATGTCCACTATACCCAGACACAATAGTTAACTCTCCCATTCGAATTCTAAAATCACTTAATGTTTTATCAAATGGCAGTGCTATACCACCTTTTACTTCATCAGAAAAGAAAGAAAGTATTTCGTCCTGATACTGAGATGGAGATTTAATCTTAAGATATTCTCCACTTTTTCTTTGAGATTTGTGATTAGCTACATCTCTCTCTGTTACAACTACACTATCTGCATTTTTCATAAGCTCCCCTTATATTGCCAACAGCTTTTAGCAATCTCATATGATCTTCCTCACTTAGTGAGTTACCTCTTTTTATTTGAGCAGAAGATAAACCTACTATTAAAACCTCATCTGCTAACATTTTTAGTACAGAATACGGGTTGAATGATTTAGTTATAAGCTTATTCATATCTTCATTCTTAGGCAATATGTCTTTCCATTGCAAACCAACAGAATCCAAGATAGACTTAACGTCGCAACCAGCAAAACAATTCATTAGTATTTTTTCACCGTCTTGCTTTATACCTAACGAGTTACTTTTGTCGTTGTGAGAAGGACAGCGGCAGCTATATTGCCCGCCGCCACTTTCCCTAACATTATCAAACCTATTTACAATTTCTTCAATATACATCAATGAGTACCTTTCGGTATGTTATTGATTGTTTTCTTTTTCTTACATGCTCCATGGCGTGTTTCAAAATCAATACCACAGTACCATTTTTTATCAAACATCTTACCCTTGTTGCCACAACCAATACAGCTAGTGTCTTTTCTTAGATCAGCTATCATATATTTCTCCTAGTTTATTTTTACTACCTATAGATCCTAAACTGTTTTAAATAAAAAGTACAACTTATTTAATGATATGTAGCTAAATATAAAGCTAGTACTAACAAGAAACCAATAACATAATACACTGCGTTCATAATAATCTCCTAAAAAGGAACTTCTTCGGTATTGTTTACTACGTTATCATTTGAATTTCCAACCTTGTCTTGAGGTGGACTATCAGTTTTACTTTCAAGTGGTTCATCTACGTTTCCTCTTAGATACTTTAATCCATTCTTAGATTCTGATATCCATGCGGCAAGACGCCATTCTTTCCCATCCACCTTTACCGTTCCAGTATAATCCGGGCGGTTAGCATTGTCACCTTTGTCTTGTTTAAATAAAACAAATCTATTGTTATCATCATATTGCTCAGCCATGTTTAGCTCCTAATTTTAAAATTTCAACAAGTTCATCAACTTCTTTATCAAATATTATTGCCTCATCTTCCATCTCCTTTATTAATGTTTCGTCTTTTGGTATATACAAGTATTTTAATTTTGTTTCTTCAGTAAACTCTGGATTGTACGAAGCCCAATAAGCACCATCAGAATTTGTACATGCAATTTGCCACATGATCTGGTATAAGTATTTCTTAGGAACAGTATCATGCATTATATTCTTAGCGTGCGTCATCATAGTAGGGCATTTTATTTCTAATACAGCATTTTCAGATTTAATAATTCCATCAGGTGAAGCACCAGAATTCTTTATTGATGGATGTGTGTATACACCACACTCTGTAACACCTAACTTCGTTGCTGCTGCAAACGCATCTCTTGCTTCAGGCTCTCTTTCAACGCCGTTTCTCATTGCTAAATTCATTGGTATAAATACAGCTTGAGTTCCTGTTAACCTTTCAATAGCTAGTTGCATTCTATAATTCTTTTTGTATTCTGACTCACCGTACTTTGTTTTCTTTAAAACATTGTCAAAACCTGAGGCCGTAATCTTACCTAACCTTGCTGCAAACCACTCAGGACTTCGTTGATCTAAATCGTTAGTTTCCATATGCTTCTCCTATAGGTCAAAGTTATCTTTCGATTGTTGTTTCTTTGCATTCTCTACTTCTTCAAACGAAGCAATAGAAGTGTCTATGCCTATACCTAATATACCTAAAGCCCTTCCAACGGAGCTAGTCTCACAATTCTCTATATAACTAGTCTTGTTAATGAAACTAGATCCATCTTTTTCGTAAGCATGCCCTACAGCTAATACTCTTTCATCAACTATTACACTAGCTTTAAAAACACACACTCCATCTATATTAGATACTATTTCTGTAATTATAGATCCGTTAGGATAAAGCCCTCTAAAGAACTTTATCCTCTCGTTAACCATCACATAATCCTTACCTTTTATATCTATTTTTTTCATATCAGTTGACATTTAACTATCTCCTATATAATTGTCCCTACAGTATTGATAAAAAAACAACTTAACTAGTTGATTATTAATAAATTAATATCCAGCTACATTCCAAAAATAAGCACCAGGACTTGCATGCTCCCTTACAAATCTCCATGCTTTTGCATCATAATTAGGAGCCGATGGAAATGGTGGCAAGTGTATATCTTTTTCGTATTGAGCAAATGCCATTGGGTGAGAATGTATATTAGCCTTGCCTAATTCTCCTGGCTTCATGTTTCTAGCAACTGCAACTGCATGAAAATCAGCATCTGGCCAAGCTATTTGCAATGCTCTCTGTAAAACACCTGTGCTTACAACAGACCAAACTTCTTTTGGTTTTATATTCATGCTAATAGCTGTTTTAATCAAGCATGCAGTTATAGTAGGCTCATTTCTTAAACCAGGTTGAAAGTAATAAGAGTCTGTATTTGCCTCACAATATTCCCTAGCATACTTTCTAAGTCCATTCATTCCGTAAATTTTTCTAAAATGTATCTCTGCTCCATAATCAATACAGCGTTGTATGTGTGGCGTTATCTCTTTGCTTTCTGGAACAAATAACACACATTTTTTATCGTGTTTATTGGCAAGCCATGATAATGCAATTCCTGCATATCCATATCTTGGCTGCACATATACACATTCGGACTGTTTCATATTGGCCATACGGTAGTCTAACGCGCGAGCTTTTGTTCCAACTTCTAATAAATCTTCTCGTATTACATTAAAACCTTCATGTTCTATAACTTTAGGTATAGGATAAGCACTAACCCAATCACTAACCAAGTCTAGATATGACTGAGCATCTGGAAAATCTGTATTTATATCTTTGTTTACGCCATCTAGTATGTGTTCTGTATATCCACCCATTTTAATCTCCTATAGTTAATTTAGATAATCTTTTTACTTGTTCTTTTGTTAAGTGATCATATCCTTTTGGTATATAGTCAGACCAATATCTTACTGCATCACATAGTACATCTTCTAATGAGTATGGTTTATTCCCTGTAGTATTAACTAGATCCTGCATACATTTTTCATACCAAGTTTTTTTTGGTATTTTTTCGTCGTTAATATACATAACATTTAATGCTTTAACTGCATTTGAACCATAATAACAATGGCTATCTTGATCAACTAAATCAGGCCAATATTCTGCAATGTCCATAATAAAAGCTGTTAAGCAAAAGTGATACTGCTTTAATCCATGTCTTTTATGCCAGCAGCAGCAAAAGTCAACAGCTTCTTTAATTCCTTTTTTGTCTATACTTAAATACATCATTAGATCATTTATTAGTTTTGGTGCGTATTCACATAAATATAATTTTCCACCAGTTCTATAAAAAGTACCAGCAGGCTTAGGAAATGGAGGAACTTGGTTTCCTATAGAGGTAAACATAACCCCATCATAACGCTTTACATATTCCACCATATCTTTTATTGTTTTTTTACTAGCAACTTTATGTGCAATACTATTTCTATACCCATGATCATCGGGGTGAAATGATGCACCAGAACCAGTCATCCTATGAAACAAATATATATATAACCACTCTCTTAAATTGTGTTTTATTTTTGTATATCTTTTTTGAGCTGGAGAATCTTTTCCATATGTTAAGTCTTCTAACACATTTGAGAAACCTGCATATTTTCTGTATATGCAATTATAAATAGTAACATTGTCTTGTAGATTATCTCCACACTTTTCTTTTGTATTTTGCAGTATTTCTGCTCTATAATAGTATTTTAAAAAGTCGTCTACAAACTCTGTTTTTATCATAACCATCTCCTGTAGTATTTAGGTGAAATGTGTACAGACTGAGGCTTTTCCATAAAATCTTCAGATAGCTCCCCAAGGGAATTTTTTATAAAATCAGGGTGCTTAATAAAGTCCCACTTATTTCTTATGCACATATCAGATAAATGGCCTGTCATTGCTGCTCTCATAATATCCCTACTATCCCAATCACCAGTAAATGGCTTTTTGTTATGCCAACCAGTTTTAGGTACTTTACGAGATTCATTTTCTATATACATAGGAGCTACTATGCTTATACTATAATTAGCAGATATATCCAGCAGCTGTCTTTCATATTCCAGCAGCAAAGTACTTAAATTATCTGATTCATAGTTGCACAAATGATGCCTTATGTCTATATTTCCAAAGTAAAAAGTTAAATCTTTAACACCGTGGCCTATGATAAAACTTTTTAATCCCTTTTTTAATGCACCATATAGTGTTTGACCATCGTTTCTATTTACTATAGAATCTTTAACATACATTGCATTTGCATGACTGTCTCCTATTATTAACTTTTCACTTGTTAACATACTCATTTTCATAGGTGTTATTTTATTACATTTATCAGACAACTCATCCCAAGGGAATTTTTTCCAATCTTCAGAACAGCTAGTCAACCTTTGTTTACCTATACTACCAAAATCAGGCATGTCTACATCTAATGAAATAAACTGAGTATCAGCGTTTAAAAAGTTTTTAAAATGTGTAACATCCTTTGCTCCACCGAACAAGTTTAATGATCCATTAAATTCCATGCCATGATATAAAAATACAGTATCATAATTTTCGTAAGACTCGCTGCAATGTAATATATCAGCATCTAGTATATCAGCCCATATCCTTGCCCAACCAGCCCTATGAGAAGAATCTCTTTTACTAATTGGATAGTGTACGCTTGCTATTGCTTTCTTTGGCATAATTATTTCTCCAGTAAGTCAAAGTGATGCTCATAAACATGCATGCTTGCTGAATTCCAAAGTATACTACCTTTTTCTATTTTAGCTGGTGAGTATCTATCTTGAACATCTTTAACAAACTTATCTAAAACATACTCTTGCCAAGCTCTATCGTTAGGGTAGCCAAACACAGCATCATTAGATCTCATGTTAACTAATGCGTGTATTAATCCATCCCTATATAAATATTGCACAGTATTTGTGCATGTAAAATCATTCATACCAGAATAATTGTAATCGTAATGCATAGAAGGCCTTGTATAGATCATAATAGATCTTCTTGTATGTATATCTGAACACATAGCATTTAAAGCCATTTCGTATTGATCATAATTATTTTCAGAAAAAACTATATTTCCATAATTGCTATTAACAAAACCTAGTGGTGTAGCAATAGATTTCCAAACCTTAGGTACAGGTTTTTCCATATCGTTAACATTTAATGATTGAGACATGTACCAATCAATTTCTCTGCGTATATAATCTTCATTTTTAGGCCTTAATAAAAAAGGCTTATCTGCTTCAAAGTTACAATTCATAATCTCAACTAATTTGCAACCCGTTTTGTCTAGCTGAAAATCTTTATTTTGATACTTTAGTTTAAGCATCTCAATTACACTATTTGCTCCTGTCTTGACCATCCATTTTTCCCCTTAAAAAAGAAACTGCAAAACTACAGTAGTTAATCATGTCCATATAAGTATCTTCTAATGATTCATGGTTAGGATCATCACCGCTTTCTAAAAGCGATTGAGCTCTTATAAGTTTTTGATGTATCATATCATGAATGGTATCAACACCCCGTCTATAGTGCATAGCTTGCTTTATATTAGACATAGGTGACTGATAATCTTTAGACTTCTTTTCTTGTATTTTTTGGCATTCTACAAGAATTTTAATAGATTCTTTTTCCATTATTTGTCCTTTAGTATGTCAGTAAAATCTGGAGCTTTCCAACCATCTGGTTTTTTAACTCCAACCTTGTGCGATTTGTCGCTTTTATCTTTAACTTTTGACATATTAGCCCTATGAACTTCTTCGAAACACTCTTGCCATTGTTCTGAATTTAAACCTAATATAGCAGCTGTACCATATGCAACATAAACCAAATCTATTAAAGCATCCACCATGCCAGGTAAATCATCACAATTTTTAGAGTACATAAATTCCATTAACTCTTCTTGCATATGACTAAACCTCTTATCTAGCATAGATGGATCAGCTAATGATGGCACTTGATTTTGCGTTATTCGGAACTTCATTAAAAAATCTTGTACGTCTTCGTATCTAGGCATATTACTTTACTCCCTTAGTATATATTGCTTTAAATTTATCTGCATGACTTATAACCTGAAACTCCTTAGATATTCCTAATTCAAATAACTTACCAGGTGAGTAAGCATACTGATGGTTGTCTAATTCTTTAAAGTACTGCTTTATCCAATCTATCACTTTTGATTCGTTATAATGATCTTCGTTAAGTTTCAAATTCTTCCAAGTTCTATAAGCCCAAATAGAAGATCCTTTATTCTTATAGTCTGGCAAACTATCCCAAGCTGCTTGAAACTTTTTACTCATTCTGTATGGTTTCATATTCTTCTCCCTAGATCTGGATATATCGAGTATACGATATATTCCTTTTCTAACCTTGTATAATACATATTAAAAATACCTCGTAAGCTATTGATTAGCATCGGGCTTTGATAGGTAATTCATTGCTTCATCGAATTTCTCACCATAATAATTTATTTGTACTTTAGGTTTCCAATGTCCTACACCATCTGACACTGCATTATTCCATGATTCATCTTCATTTCCATTGATCCTAGAAAGTACAGAACTATAGCATTCCCAACACTTATCTTTGCATTCTTGTTTATAACCAGCTGGATAAGACGCATCGTCTATATTATCTATCCTCTCAATAAGCACCATAATATAATTTAGCAATACATTCGGAGGTGTTTTGTTAATGTGTATTGTATTGGCGTATCTGATGCATGTATCAACTAGCCTTGTTATTGGTCTTTTTTTCATTTTATTTCTCCTTTAATTTTAATGACTAAGCCACATTATTAATGACAAGATTGGTAAGTGTTTGGTCGTACTGACAAATATCTTCCCATGTAAAATATTCTTCAACTCCATCAGTCAACACGGTTTCGTGTACCTTCTGATATTCTTTGTTGTATTCAACATTAAATTGAGACTCTTTTAATGATATAAAGCCATGTATTTTTAATTCTTTAATTGCATAATCTACCATGTGTATTGATTCATTCATTTTTATTTCTCCTTAGTTTTCTTGTGTTACTTCTATTATATCAAACAACGTGTCTTCTGCTATTGTGGTCATTGGTCCTTCTAATCCCACAGCATGCACGATTTCTCGTGCGTGCGTTTTAGATACTGCGTCAACTTCTATCTCATAATAGCTTGTCTCTTTGCACCTTACCATATACTTACTAAACATTATTTATCTCCTTTGACAATCTTAACAACTCACTTGATCCTCTTTCTAGCATCACAGAATCAATTGCCATAGAAATTTCATCTTGAGCATCAAAGGGTAATTGTCTAAGAACTACATTTGGCCCCAATGCTAATACTAATTCACCAAAATCTCTAATAATCATTAACTGATGTCTTTCTTCTTGTGCTTGATTCATTTCTTGTTGTGTCATTACCATTCTCCTTTGTGTTGATCATCTTTCTCGATACATTCTACCACATCTTTTTTACTAAGTACATTAAATCTTTCTAATGTAGGCATATTCTTTTCTTCCATAAAATCCTCTACAGCATACAAACCTTTTCCTATATCTGAAGCCCAAACATATTTCTTAATTCTAAAATTCCAAAGTTGGTTATCCATTATATTTCTCCATTTTTACGTGCTGTAGTAGCAAGTAGTTTTATTGTATTTTGCATTTTTACATACTCAGGTGCAAACATATAAGGCTGTCCGTGTACGTATGATTCTCTTACAACTTTGTTACACGCTATTAATAATGCACCAATTTCTTGTTTTCTTTGTTGAGCATTCATTATTTACTCTCCCTGTTATTCCATGACATTAGTGAATGGTTGCTAATAATTTTTCTTGCTTTAATTTTATCATCATCACTTAGCATATCCATAAGGATTGCAATAGCATACTGCTTGTTAGATGATCGTTCTTGTTCAGTTCTAAAATGTAGCAGTAATTCTTTTTTAGTTATGTCTGTCATGTTCATTTCGTTCTCCTAATTAATTTAACTTACAGGTACATTGTACCATGAATACACAAAATATACCAACTATTTTCATTTATTTTAATTTATTTTTAAGTTGTTGATTATAAACAATTTATTATATTGATATATAGCCTAAAAGCCATACAGAGCTCACCACGAAGCTTTAAATCACTCTGAGTATGTTTATATGCTGCGAATCATCCTGGCGCTACAAAAATAGGTTAAAAAAAAGGCCAGCACGAATGCTAGCCTTATAATTACAACTTATTACTTACAATCTTACAACAGATGAATCCTTCCTCTTATCTTTTGACATACTAGCAGACCTAGAATGAGAAAAACACTTATTACACTTATACTTTTGATAAGATGCTTTTCTTGATCTGTATATTCCGTTCTTAATAATATGTATGCTACCACAATTTGGACAAACATCATTACTACTATGATCATTAAAATTAAACGGAGTAACTATCCAACCTTGAAGTTTTCTATAAAGTTCTTCAGTTAATTTGACGTCGTTCTTATTATATTTCTCCATTAACTTCCAAGCTTTACTATCACCATTCATACATGATTGCCATAAATCAAAACCTTGGTGACTTGTTTTTTTACCTATTCCTAACTCTTGAGATACATGATCAAGTTTATTAGATACAAATCTAAAATTACTTTTTACTGTTTTTAATAGATCTATATTTTTATAAATATCTGGCTTAGGCATACCCTCTAATAGAAACTCTCTATTCAAAACCTTCATATCGAATGGTTGAGAATTATATCCTATTATTGCATCTGCTTCATTAACTAAATCCCACGCTTCTTTTACTACCTTTTTATGCGTTGAATTATGATCAGAATAAAAGTGTACTTTCTTATCGCCTAACCATTTAGCTGCGAAACATATAACTTTACTAGTGTTTACTAATTGTGAAATACCAATATTAGTATTCCAAATACTCCAAAAATATCCGAGCGATGGTGCAGTTTCTATATCCAAGACAAGTATCTTAGGTTTATGCATGATATCTCCTTTTTTATTCAGCATAACAATATATAAAAATACTACCTAAGTTGTTGATTCTACTGGAAAGGAACTGTGCCGCTTTTAGTTATTATTAATGATTCTTTTTTAGGATCCTCTTTATACTTACTAAAAGATATGTGTACCCATCTTTCATACTCAAGGATAATTTGATTGTAGCTGATTTCAGATTCAATAATGGCGAGTACAATCTCTCTAGGGGTACCGAACCCCTGGCAAGTAAAGTCGCAAGCCAATCCTGTAATGTGAGAAGAAGTTGGTTTACTACCAAGTAGTGTATTAAGATCCAAGCACCTATAACCACTACTAATGTAAATAGGACTATTATTAAGAACTGTTCTAACATTTTCCATCTCCTTTGCTGTTTTATAAATATTATCTAAAGCGTTTCCTGTTGCTGTATTGTCTATCCCATGTCTCGTTGCTGTTTCACTAAAGGTGAGTTCATCTATACTAAAATGTGGGCTTGCCATTATCATTTATTTAAACCATTTTTCTTTTCGTAGCTTCTTAAACCTCCTAATCCAAGCATACCCATTAACACAGGTAACATAGTTGCTGTATCAGCTTGTGGAATTATTACACCAAAAGGTGCAGCTAATGGTGATATAAGAAAGTTTATAGCAAACCCTGCAACACAAACCCAACCTACTGCTGGTCGCCATCCTGCTTGAAACCATGCACCTTTAGCATCTTCTTTGTTTACTGCTATTTGTGCTAAAGCAATTTCATGCGCTTGTCTTTCTGATAGTGTTGCTATCTCATGTGCTAGTTTGTTTTTAGTGTCGGCATCAGGTATAAATTTATCTAGCAGTGCTGCGACTGGTCCTATAAGTGTTTGTATCATATTATTGCATCCAATTCCTAATAGCTATAGATATTAAGCCACCAATAAAGGAAGCTATCCCCATGCCCATCCAAAAACCACCTTTAGATTTATTAGCTAAAGCCAACATTTCTTTCATGTCTTTTCGTAGTTCGTCCTGACCTTTTTGTAATTGTTCTATTTGTTCTTTCATTTTGCCAAACTCTATAGGGTTTATATCACTCAAAGTAATCCTCCAAATTTGTTATTCCAGGGTTTTGACGTTTTAGTTCAGCTGCCTCACCTGGTACATTCCTTAACAACGACCAATAAGGATTATTGTCACCGTATTGTAATAAACCTTGTCTAGATTTTCTAGCTATCATTCTAGCTGCTTTACTTTTTGGACCTGGTAGATCAAAAATACTTTGAGCAACTGCAACCTTAGCACCAAACGGACCAGCAACAGCAGCACCGCCACTGGCTTTTATTCCACCGCCTATACTTATACTATCTCTGCCACCAATTCTTCCTACTGCTCTTTCTAGTACTGGTTTTAATTCTAGCAAATCACCAAATGTTTTATTTGTAGCCTTTGCTTCTGGTATTATTTCCTCTATCAGTTCTTTTGTTATCCTTCCAGTATCACTTATAGCCTGCTCTCCGCCACTAGTACCTTTCTGTTTTTTTGTATTCCAATTGTTTTCTTCATACAAACTTCGTTTTAATGTTTGTAATTCATCAGCGCTTAGAGACTTAAATTTACCAAGATTTAAATCAGCCTTTAATTTATCTTCAAATGCTTTTAACTCAGCTAATTTATTTTTTACGCCAAATTTAGCACCTTTCATTTGCTCTCTAGTTTTTTGTAACATTTCAAATATTTTTGAGACAGGTATTTTTTTACCAGTATTAGTAGATTCTAATATTAAGTTATCAAGCCTAGATCCTACATCATTAATAAGTAATTCTAGTTTACCTACACCTTCAATATTTAAAGGAATATCATTATCTAATGCTGTTTTTACAACTCTTTTTCTTTCTGCTAGTGTACCTGTAGGTTTCATTGCACTTTGATATAAGTCGCTAGCAAGATCAGGAGCAAATTTATCTATAGCTTTGGTAGCTGCCACACCACCAGTATTTAACGTAAGATTAAGTGGATCAATTGCGGCACCTGTTTTTTGTATACCAGTTCCTAATTTACTAACTATATTGTTTGTTTTTCCAAGTACACCAGCTAATCTTACAGTTGATCCACCGCCAGTTAATATCATAGCTGCATCACCAAGTACTGCTGCTGGTTGCTCTTGTAAGTATCGTAAAAACTGCTCTTTACTACCGTACTTATTAGAATAGTATTTTATAAGTGCATCTGCATGTTTTTCACTATTTTGTACTCCTGGTATTGCTTTTTGAACAACACCAGTAAATAGATTTATTAGGGCTTTACCAGTTTGTACAGGAGACGTAACGGCATCAGCTAAATATCCTAATTCAGTTCCCAAACTAGGCAAGAAGTTTTTGGCTGTCTCTGCAGCAGAAAATTCAAACTTATTAACAGGAGAATCAAGATCACCTTCTTCTTTACTAGCTTCTATATAAGCTTCTTTTAATATTTTATAGTTTTCTGTCTTTTTAAATTCAGCTTCTGTACCACCGCCTTTTTTAAAACTTTCTAAAAGTTCTCTAGTTTTTGTTGCGTATTCCTCTGCACTGTGCTTCGTTGGCGTAACTATAATTGGATCTGTTGTTACTTCTATATCATCTGCCATATATTATCCTGTTAAATCAAATAGTTTGTCTGCTGCTTTTCTTGAATCTGAATAAGGCGTAACCTTCATGCCAGATAGTCTTTCTGCTTCTTTGCGTATTTTGTCATTAAGAATTTCTCCTTTTTGCTTGTCAAATTCATATATTTTTCTCAGTGAAAACTTACCTTCATCATATAGCTTTTGTGCATAATCTGCTATATCAGCTGTTCTTTCTGCACTAAGATTTGCCATTGTAACCATAAGCGCTCTGCCATCTGGTGTTGTAGCAAGTGTTGGGAATACAGCTTTATATGCTCCAAACTCTAAATCAGAAGTTGAACCAGAACCAGGAGCTCTAACTAATGTTGCACCTCTTGTTTGGATAGCCTTAATAACTTGGTTGACATCTGCTGCAGGGGTGTCTATGTTTAAGTAAGCTTGTAAATCAGCTCCTAGTTGGACTAAACCACCACCACCCATTTTCTTATCACCTATTAAAGCGTTTATCTGGTTAATTCTACCAGCAACAACTTGTGCTGCAGAAGCAGCTGTAAAGTAACCGTCAAGAGTTTTTGATTGCGTTTCGCTTAATTTTTTATCTGGATATGCAACTGTTGGGTTAGCGTCTACATACTCAGCAAAGGTTTTAAACCTTCCAGTAGTTCCTTCATTTACCATTTTGTTCCAGTTCTTACCAAGGGATGAAAGTGCTTCTGCATCAGGTGCATTATTTTTACCTATATCAGAATCTGTTTTCATTATATCCATTAAAGGAGCACCTTGTTCCGGATATTCTAAAGCAAAGTTTTTTAATTTATTGTAATCTATTACTCTTTTACCAGGAAGGTTGTAAGAGTAACTATCTTTTTCTCCAAAGTTAGGCATTGGAGCCATTGTTCCATCTGGCATCATTCTTTCTGTAGGAACAGTATTTGTCATTCTATTGCCAGTAACTGTTTGTGATGGAATATCAGTAAATATTCCTTTTTTAGCTATTTTAGAGTCTTCATTAATCTTATATTGTTTTATTTGTTCTCTTAGTTTAGCAGTTTCACCTAAACCTTCATAAGGAGCTATAGCTCCAGCTAGGCCTGCTTGCATTGATTTAGCTAAATAAGGAATTGCGCTTCCATAACCTTTGTTTTTAGGTTGTATGGCATATGCTAAACCAGCACTAAGAAGTCCCTGAGTTAATGATTTTTCTTTTGCTCTTTTTACGTCTTCTTTTTTTAATAAACCACCTTCTAACATCAATTGATCTTTATCACTTAAACCAACGCCTAACAGATCATTGCCGACGTCTAAATTATCCCACCAATTTTTTGCTTTGTCATAAAGTGCCATATATTATCCTATTAGTTGTCTTAATTTTTCGTCTTCTATATTTGCATAAAGTGAATTATTTAATAGTGAAGGGTTTGTGTTACCACCTAGTGAATCTGCTTCATTAGGTCCAAGTACATTTAATAAACCTGGAGATTGTGGTACAATTTGTGCTTGTTTAACTTCTGGTTGTACTATAGGTCTTATTTGTTCTGGTTCCTCGGTTAATGAATCAACAGCTTGATCTGTTACTACGTTCCCTATTCCCATTCCTTCAGTTTTATCATCAAAGTAATCATATCCTTGTTTAGCGTAATCATTTAATGGTGAATTAAACATATCAAAACCAGTGCTCATTGGATTGTCATACGTAGCAAAATTCATTCCCATACCACCTTGCCCTACAGGATTAAACATACTAGGTAAAACGTTACCTGTTGCTTCCATAGGTAATGCAGAAAAAGCTTCTGGACTCATAAGACTACTAGGTACTGTAGCTTGAGTTAATTGAGCACCTAATAAATCACCAGCTGCTGCACTACCCCCTGCTTCTAAACCTACCGTTCCAGCTGCTTCACCTAATCCGCCAGCGGCAGTTAAACCACCTGATAAAGCACTTCCAGCTCCACCAAGGGCAGCACCAGTAAGTGCCCCTCTCAAAGGAGATTTACCCATTGCCATACTAGAAACTGCACCTACACCTGCCCCTACTAACATTGCGTGAGCCATTATTTACCGCCTCCAGATTGAGTAGTCGTTTGATTTACTGGAGCAGGAGCTCCATAAGCAGCACTTAGATAAGATTGTAGTTGTTGTTGTGGCGCATTTGCACCATATTCATATCTAGCAATATCACCTTGTAAAGCTGATTTATTGTAACTTTCGTTCATTTTACCTACATTCATTAGTTGTTGGATGTCTGAATAATCTTGTCCTGCTATAGCCCCAGCATTTCCTATTGCTTGGTCTTGTCTACCTCTTTCTGCATTATAATTACTAAACGCTAATTCTGAACCTCTTGAAGATAAAGCATTTGCTAGATTTTCTGATGCTTTAGATTCCATTTCTCCCATAGCTCCAGAACCATATCTACCTGCTTCTGATGTTCGTGAACCTATATCTCTAATAGCTGTATTAAATTCTGATACAACTGGTCTAGCTGCATTAGCCATCATAGATGCAAAGTATGGATTTCCTGCTGATAACCTATCACCTTGTATCGTGCTTAATGCTTGAGTTTGAGAAGCTGGAATTAATGGACTTCCTGTTCTAGCTCTTTCTTCTGCTAAACCTAAACCTTCTGTTGTTTGTGAAGATGGGTCTACATAAGTTTGACCAGGATAATATGAAGGAGCTCCACCTTTATAAAGGTCTTGCGCTTCTTCTAATCCATATGTTATATACGGTAGTATAGCAGGATCGATGTTTTGTGTAGTTTGTGAAGTTCCACCACCACCTCCACCACCTTTATGGAATTGTCTACCCATTTTTCCATTGTCAATAGATTGGTTTCCGTCTAGTTCTGGAAAATAATCGTGCATCATAATTTTAGCTCCATTAGTCTATACTTCGGTTTGTAATTTAATCTTTCAAAAAGACGTTCTAGTGATTTATATCCAGTAGAACATTGAACAGATGTTCCACCATTGTTTTTTACCCAAATCTTAAATTGGTCAAATGTTTCTTTTAGCTTTGTTCCACCTGCGTATGTTACATAAGCAACTCTATCATTTGGGTACATTATCCACTGAACAGTTGCAGCATTAAAACATTTATCTTTTTCCATGCTAAGTAAAAGCTGTTGATGACCTTGTGCAACTAATAACTTTAATTGATTTAGATCAAACTCTCCATGGCCTTTATCTATTGCTTTTTTTAAATGTTTTTCAGCTAAATGCCAATATTGCTGAACATGAGTTGTTGGTACTACATATAACTTTATTGCCATGCTTCTCCTTTACCCTACTATAATATAATCAAAGTTTAAATCTGCTTTTGCTACACTTGTATGAGTTATTACTACACTGCCTTTAGCTTTGGTAGAAATATAAGGATTTTGTGCTGCTGCATTTGCAGTTAAAGGTGATAATAAAATAACACTATCAAAACCTAATCTTTCATCATTTAATGTTGTTGTTGTATTAGAAGCTCT